ATTAATAACTGTGATCGGTGCTTATTTTGGCGGTAGATCACTAGAAAAAGTAAAAAAATAAAATGGGAATAAATTCACAAAACGTAGCTTATGGCTTTGGCCAAATGGGTAGCGGTCATATTAAAGCGGCTGCTAGCGACTTAATACCTCCACACGGAAGAGTTATAGTTGCAATAACAATGTTAGATGCCGTTAAGTTTGACCAGTTAGTAGCAGATGATAGTTTTGCTTCTAGCTTAGTAGATCAAACTGATCCTGATACAAGAGGTGATGGTGTTGCTTTTTTTGGAACTGCTACTCAAACAAGAGCTAACGGTTTAGATCAATCAGATAGTTCTGTTGAAAGTGTAGTCGTGGCTAATACTGTAGAATTTCCAAAAGGATTAACTATATATGGTAGATGGACTAGAGTATCTTTACAAGCTGACTCTACTCACGGTATTATCTGTTACTACGGAGAATAATGTTAGGATTAGGTAATAGCTTAATATCAGCGGCTTCGTTAGGCGAAGACTTTGGTGTAAATCATTCGTTACAGTTTGACGGAAGTAATGACGAAATAGATTTTACTAGTTCTGGTTTTCAAACAGCTTTAAACGCTAGTAACGGTAACTTTAGAGAAACAGGTTCTGTTTCAATATGGGCTAGAGTAAACACAACTAGTGCTAATGGGCAAATGTGGGACTTTAGTATAAGTGCTAATAGCAGAATACATCTTCAATACAAACATGGTGATGATAGTTTTACAGTAACGTATAGAGCTGGAGGTGTTAATAAAATAGCAAATCACAATCCATCAGGCACACAAGAAGGTGATGGTAACTTTCATCATATAGTTTGTACTTGGGATAGAGCTAGTGCAAATGAATTAAAACTTTATTTTGATGGAAGCCTTAAAACTACTACAACTTTAACAGCTACTATATCTGACGATTTTGACGATACTGCTGATGATACTACTGGTCAAGCAGATGGAACAGGAGGTGTAGAATTTTTATCTGGTACCTCATTTAATGGTAACGCAGACTACAACGGTTTTATTGATGACTTTGCTGTATATTCAAGTGTTTTATCATCTAGTGAAGTTACAACTCTTTACAATAGTGGTACGTCAGATCAAACAAACGTAGATACTGTTGGTACTATTGTAGCACACTGGACGTTTAACGAAGGAACAGGTACAACTGTAACAGACAGAATAAATGGTTTTGTAGGTACATTTGGTTCAGGAAGTAACGCGCCTACGTTTAGCACTACAAATGCTGGGGCATAAAATAAATAATTAATTAAATTAAATAAAATGGCAAAAACAAAAAAGAAAGCTGAAAAAGCTAAAAAAATTACAAACGACGAATTAAATAAAGTTCAAACTATTATAAACGATCTGAATAGAGGTCAGTTAGAACTAGGTA